TGATTATATGTTGAACACAGAAATCATGAGTGCTGCGTCTGGTTGGCCGGGCCTGAATGCACGGTTGGTTGCTCCGTTTGCCCGAGGGCAGATGACGGTCGCTGAAATTGACGGCCAGCCCCGTGTTGTGGTGGTTGACGGCGATGGCCAGCCCCGATACTCGAAGAATCCGGATCGGGCAGGCGAGTTGATGCGGGCTGATGAGCTACTGCGTGAGATGTCAGAACAGTCGGACTTCCGTCAGTTGTTCCCATCGCCCCAAGCTCAGCAGGGCGGCGGTGCTGAGCGACAGAGAACGCCTGTGGGCGGTCTCCGTCAAACAAACAACAAGAATGCCACCCCCGCACAGAAGATCGCGGCTGGACTCAGTAGTCGCAAATAATGCTGTAAATTCGGACCCGAAAGTTTTGGATTTTTTCCTTGACTTTCGGGTCCGATAATGTTATGATACATACTGTAGCACTTGGCATAAGGGCGATCCTTAGCCGAAACCGCGATGGTTTTCAATGTGCTTTCCCGTTGAAGATTGATTTTTGCGAATGCTAAGGAGAACAAAATGGCAAGTGTAACTCTCGCCGAATCGGCGAAACTTTCTCAAGATCAGCTTGTTGTCGGTCTGATTGAGTCCGTCATCACCGTCAATCACATGTTCGAGTTGCTCCCGTTTGAGGGCATCAGCGGCAACGCCCTGGCGTATGATCGCGAGAACGCACTGGGCGATGTCCAGAATGTCGGTGTTGGCGATCCGATCACCGCGAAGTCTGCCGCGACGTTCACCCAGGTGACCTCCAGTCTGACGACCATCGTCGGTGATGCCGAGGTTAATGGCCTGATCCAGGCGACCCGCTCGAACAAAATGGACCAGACCGGCGTGCAGATCGCCTCGAAGGCGAAAAGTGCAGGCCGTCAGTTCCAGAACCATCTCATCAACGGTACCGGTCAGTTTCGATTTCCTGGATGAGCTGCTCGATCTCGTCACCGCAAAAGACGGCGATGTTGATTTTATCTTGATGCACGCTCGTACGATCCGTTCGTACAAGTCGCTGCTCCGGGGTCTCGGCGGCGTGACCATGCAGGAGATTTATGAGCTTCCCAGTGGCCGCAATGTCCCGAGCTACAGCGGTGTGCCGATTCTGCGGAATGATTACATTCCGATTGACCAAACCAAAGGCAACGGTGATGGTCGAAGATGTCGGAATCTCCGAGACCAAGGATGAGCACATCTGGCGTGTCAAGTGGTACTGCGGCTTGGCTCTGTTCAGTGAGCTTGCCCTGTCCTGTGCCGACGGTATCACCAACTAAAAAATCCTCGGGGGCCTTCGGGCCCCCAATTCGTTTCTTTTGAGATAAAGGAGTCTGAAATGCCTCTTTACACTGTGACTTTGCCTGATAGTGCCAAGTCGCTTCTGCACAATGGTGTGGATCGAATGGTCGTTGAGGCGAATTCGGCTGCCCAGGCTAAAGTGCTGGCCGAGGCTCAAAGCTCTTTGGAGCCGCACGCCCCTTGGGCAAATGCGACCGTAGTTGAACAGACCCAGAACCTTGTTGGTACGGTATTCACTATTACCGTCGATCCTGCGGGTACGCCTGTTGTGTTTACTTACACAGCCGAGGATGGCGACGACTGGGAAGATGTTGCTCAGGCTCTGGAGGCTCTATGCGGAGCGACGTATACGTCGGCCTGGACGAAGGACACGACCCACGGTCTTCACGGCACGCTTGTGATTGCGACTGGCTCTGGGGCGGACGATCTTGGCGATAAGGCCGTGACAGCAACCGCCATCGGCCCTAACGGGGAAGACCTGTCTGCAAAATTCTTCGGGAACATTGTGGATGAGGGGTCTTCTACCGACGATCTGAGCGTGGATTGCCTCAGTATTTGTCCGTCGCTGCGTGTTATTGGGGCGTACAAAGGCTAAAAGAACTGTAGGCAATTGCCTACTTGACTGAAAGGAAAATTATGGGTCTCTATCATGTAGCTCTTCCCTCCACTGCCAAATCGACGCTTGTCGAAGGTAAAGATGTTTGTATCGTTGTGGCTGAATCTGCGGCTGAAGCCAAGTTGGTCGCCAAGGCTCAAATGCTGCTCCCCAGCGACGCCGCCTGGGCTGCGGCAACGGTGACCGAACTCACGGAAGCTTCTGATCTTGCCGGTTGGCGTGCTCGTATTACCATCAATGATTCGAGTGGCGATCAGGTCGAACAGGTTACTGTGACTGGTGTCACGGTGGCTGATTTCGACTCTATTGGGGCTTTGCTTGTCACGGCGTTGAATGCGACTGACTCTATCGCCGGTGCGGCCTATTCGTCTCCGGATTTGACAATCGCGGAGACCACAGACGGCCTTGGCGATCATACGGTCATCTGTGAATTTCTGCCCCCGACAACGTGGCATGATCCGACCATCAACTTCCCGGCGTTTTACGGCACGCTCGTTCATGAGGGCGACCCTGGTGACGCTCTGACGGTGGTGCTGAACGATGTCACGACTCCCGAACTGCTTTACCAGCTTGGCAGCGGGCACTAAGATATGAACCAATAGGGCCCAGAACGTACCCTGGGCCCTCTTTTGTTTTTTGATAGGAGAAGATATGCAGTCCACCACAATCCGAATGACCCTGACAGGTGCCCACGAAGGAAAAACAATCAAACTGAACGGCTTTCAGTTCGTCAACGGCCAATGCGAGTATACTGGTGCGGCTCACGAGGTTGACGGTGTTTCGACATACTTCACTCGGTGTTACCAAGTGAAGATCGACCTTCCTGGAATTGAGAAAATGTCCAGGCCCGAAACCAAGCCAAGTAAGCGGCAGGCGGACATCATTGAGGCGATCAACGCCACCGACAAAGAAGATTGGGTTGATAAGAACGGAGCCGTTCCTCACCCGAGAGTCAAAGATGTCGCTGAGTTGATGGATGACCCGACTGTGACCAAGACCGAAATCATTGAGGTCATCGAGAAATGGCTTTCGTAATACAAGACCCAGTCACACCAAAAACTGACGCGAATGCTTACATCAGCGTTGCGGAGTTTGCAACGTATCACACGGACAGAGGCAACGCCTATTCCGCTACCGATACGGAGATCGAACAGGCGATTGTCAGGGCAACGGATTACATAGATGCCAGATGGACGTTCGCGGGTAGTCGGAAGGATGCGGATCAATCCACCGAATGCCCGCGATCTGGCGTCTATGCCCAAGACACTGGGTATTTGTTGGATGGGTACCCGGAAGAATTGAAACAGGCATGTGCTGAGTATGCTTTGGCGGCTCTGTCGGCGTCACTCTATCCATCTCCGAATGTGGACTCTACTGGTCGGACCGTCAGAAAAACCCGCAAAAAGGCGGACGTTATCGAGAAGGAAACCGAATATGCGAATCCGGCCACAATAGGATGGACGAGCTATCCGTTAGCCGATGGCTTTATGAAACGGACGCGGCTTCTGGCTTCGGAGCGGCGTACTTTGGGTCGAGGCTGATATGGCACTTCCGGCTGATTGGGCGTGGGTTGAAGAATTGATCGAGGAAGAGGGGCGAGCTTATACGCTCACTCCGCCCGGAGCCGTTGCAGACGCGGATAAGCCGTGGAGAGGAAATACCGCTGGATCGGTGTATAGCGGTGTTGGTGTGTTTGTCCGCTACAAGTCCAGCGAGTATGGTGGGGATGAAATTCTCCGTGGCGATCAGAAGGTATTGACCATACCCAGCGAGACTCTTGACATTGAGGATGGAACCAAATTAGTTGATTCTCTGGACTCTTCCAGTTGGCATGTTGTGAATGTCGAAAAAATTACGTCAGGGTCCGATATTTTGCTTTACATTTTGCAGATAAGGCGATAAAATAAGGGCATGATAGCTTCGCGTATAGACGCAAGAGACACGATCCTTGCTACGGTCAAGACCGTGGTTGATGCTCTGTCTTTGTACGCGATCTATGATGATACAGTAAAACAGCCGCCCCTTGATGGATCAACAGAGTGGGTCCGTGTTTCTGTGCGGCACAGAAATGGCTCACGTAGCTCTTTGGCAAGAAAGGATGGGTCGGCCAAGCATACTCAATCCGGCTTTGTCTTTGTGCAGATTTTCACGCCGCGAGATGATGGGTTGACCCGGAATGATGTTCTCTCTGGCTTGTTCGCTGAAGCATTTCGGAGCTATAGCGGCGATATTTGGTATAGGGATGTGTCAGAGACTGAACAAGGCCAGGACGGCAATTGGTACCGAACAGACGTAATAGGGATGTGTCAGAGACTGAACAAGGCCAGGACGGCAATTGGTACCGAACAGACGTAATTGCTGAATTCCAGTATGACTTGATACAATAAGGAGTACATCTATGGCAGCGGTGAACAAAATCAATTCAAATGTAGTGGAAACCGCCTATGCCGAAGAGACGAGCATCAAAACGTTGCCAGGAACTCCTGTCTGGCGACCTCTGGATGTGAATAGTTTCTCCGACTTCGGTGGTTCGATTTCTACAGTGGCACGGCAGCCGTTCCGCACAGATCGGCAGAACCGTAAGGGTTCGGTCACGGACCTGGAAGCGGCTGGGTCGATGAATGTTGATCTTGTGCAGAAAGGACTTCAGGACCTTCTTCAGGGATTCTTTTTTGCTGATCTTCGGAAGAAAACCGAATTTGGTGGGTCCGGCGAAATCACGAATGTAGATGGGACGGGCAACGCCTACGAGGCCGCGTCTGGGCTGGATGCTTTTGAGGTCGGCGATCTCGTATTTGCGGCTGGCTTTACGAATGCCAGCAACAATGGTCTCAAGACTGTGACGACTGTGTCCGCTACTTCGTTGACCGTCAGTGAAACCGTTGTGGATGAGACGCCTCCGGCGACTGCGACGCTCGTCCAGGTCGGTTTTGAGTTTACTTCCGGAGATGCAGAAATCGATGCTTCCGGTGATCTTCCGATTCTCAAGACAACCACCAAAGACTTGACCGAATTTGGTTTGGTTCCTGGCGAGTATATCTACATTGGCGGCGATACTGCGGCTTCTCAGTTTGATACCGGCGGCGGTGGGTTCTGCCGCGTTCGTTCGATCACGGACCATGCGATCACAATAGATAAATCGCAGGAGGACCTCTCGACTGATGCTGGTACGGGCAAGACTATCCAAGTTTTCCTCGGGCGTGTGCTCAAGAATGAAACTGGCACGGACATTGTTCGTCGAACCTACAACATTGAGCGGCAGTTAGGGGCCCCGGACGATGCGAGCCCCTCGCAGATTCAGAGTGAGTATCTGACGGGGGCGGTCCCCAATGAATTGAACCTAAACATCCCTACAGCCGACAAAGCTATGGTGGACCTCGCATTCGTCGCAATGGATCATGAGACTCGTACCGGTGCCGAAGGTGTCAAGCCCGGCACAAGAATTTCGCAGACTGAGGAATCTGCGTTCAATACGAGTTCCAATGTCCCTCGCATCAATATTTCTGTTGTGAGCGATACGGACTCAAACCCCACGGCGTTGTTTGCGTTTGCCGAGGAATTGACGTTGACCATCAATAATAACGTCACTCCGGATAAGGCTATCGGCGTGCTGGGCGGTTTCGACGCAAGCCACGGCAATTTTGTGGTATCCGGCAGCATGACGGCGTACTTCATGGATGTCTCGGCTGTGGCAGCCGTCAGAAACAACAGTGACATTACGATGGACATGCACCTTGTCAAGGAAAACGCAGGCATCTCCGTGGACATCCCCCTCCTGGGCCTGGGCGACGCTCGTTTGGACGTGGCTCAAAATGAGGCGATCCGTATTCCCCTGACTCAGGAAGCCGCAATTGGCACGGGAGCGATCTCTGGGTTCGATCACACACTGTTGATGTCGTTCTGGGATTATCTGCCCGACGCTGCTGAGGCGTAAACAGAAATAATCAGGTCCGGGACGTCCCCGGACCTTTCTTCACTTTTTCATAGGAGATAGAGAAAATGAGCAATCCGTTGCGGAAAATGTTCGAGACCGACAAATCGGTTGAGCGGGATGGTATTGTTGTCGAATACGCTCCGGGCGTAGAAATCCGAATCGCTCGGGCAGGCGGCAGTAACAAGAAGTTCAGAAAGGTATTGACGCGATTGACGCAGCCGTATCGCCGAGCCATTCAAACCGAAACTATCGACGAAAACATCCTGTTGGACATCCTTCAAAGAGCGTATGCCCAAGCGATCATTGTGGGTTGGAGGGGCATCACCAAAGACCTCATTACTCATAATGATTCCGATGCGGATACAGAGCTGGAGTTCAACGAAGAGAACTGTTTGAGTCTGCTGAAGGAACAGCCGAATTTGTTTATGGATATTCAGCAGACCTCCAGCAACATCGCTCTCTTTCGTCAGGACATTCTTGAGGCCGACTCGGGAAACTGATCGACTGCCTGCTCTATTACCTGGAGATGGGGCAGGTAGAGCAACGCATGATCCGGGAATGTTATTCGCGACGGAAACCGCTGCCTGAACGAATACAGAATGCTCCAGACCTCCTGGACCCATACCTTCTTGGTGCATAGATGAATTCTGTGTGAGAAACGGATTGTCCGAGGAAGAGTCCGAAGACTTGCATTATCACATTCGCCAAATGGACGCCGCTTTTTTGAAGTATATGGCGAGTAAATCGAAGAAATCTTCTTGAAAATCGCGACATTATCGGATATAATGGGGCAATGGCACAAAGATTTTCAAGTCGAATGAGGGCCATTGGTGACGTGTTGACGGCCAATGTCTCTAAGACAATTCGTGAGGCCGCCCAGGCGGGCACGAATGAAGTTGTGCTGAGGACACCTGTACTTACTGGCCGTGCCCGCGTGAATTGGCGGGTTACGTTTGGAACTCCGTCAACCAATAAGATTGAGCCTCCAGACACGAACGATAGAGAAACAAACAGGCAGATCGCTTCGGCCAAGGCGTTGATAAACGCCTCCAATAAAATCAAGACGTGGAAGGTCGGCAAAGGCAATATCTTCATTGCTAATCCGATTTTCTATATCGTGGACCTTGACCGGGGTTCTTCTCGACAAGCTCCAAGTGGTATGACA